TAAATATGACAATAGATAAACTAATTTTCTTTCAAACCCTATTAATAGTTGCTGTTCATTAAAATCTCTAAACCTAACGTGAATCTTATTATCATAACATAAATATTTATCTAAATCAGTATCTATATCTTTTTTATTGATATTGTTTGTATATACTAAGCTATAGTGTATCATTAGAATTCTTGGTCTCCTAATTCAGTGGTTTTCCGCTGTAATGTTACTCTTACGGCAGATGGTGAATTAGTTGAAGTTGAAATAAATGGTTTATTGTTTCTTTCATATAAGTTAATTGCCCATTGACAATCTATATAACAATGTATTGTAGCTATCTCTATTATATCTAATGCTTTTTGTAAATCACCATTACAATATTCATCTAGTCTATTTTTAAATGCTATAACTTGTTGTTTAGACATATATCTTTTTGGATCAGCCATAATAGACTCAATCCAACCTTGAAGTTTTTGTAAAACAGGCAGTGTCTTACATTCAATAGCTTCTTTTAGAGCTATTATAATTCGTTCTCTTTGTGCCTGTTTTACATTTCTAGGATTTGATACTTTCACTTTAGATGATACACTGTTTAATAATTTTACATCTTCACTAGATAAAATAGAAGCATATATCTCTACATCAAAGTGGATAATATCTGGATCTGCTTCATCTGGAGTTATAATGTTTACCTTACGAAGATTTATATCGCATTTTAATTGATCTTCAATTTCTAATGAAGTTTGTTCCTTAATATATTCCCTATCGATTTTAAAATAAGTTCCATCATTATATAACTTATTTTTAACTACAGCTTTCTTGTAAATGTTTAATAGTTCAGAACAGTATATAGCAGTATTTAAACCAAATATTCTGATAGCATCTTTATTAACCATTATATAATTAGCTGAGTTTAATAAATCAATAAGCATAATAATATATCCTTCCTATACTGTTTTTGATACAACTTCTGGTAATACGTTCTTGATAGCTCCTCTTGTTACAACACATGCTTTATGATCACCAAAATTTAACGTTATATATTGTTCTGTACAATTATCTAATACTTTCTTAAATTCAATTAAATCTAAAGTCATTGAATAATTGTTAGCAAGTCTAGTACCATTTTGATAATCTAGAATTTCTATGTTTTCCTTCTTTGTATCGTAGATAGTCACTTTACCATCAACAAATTCAAATAAACTGTATGGTTTTAGGTTTTCTTTACTACCATAACCTGCACTAAATAACAATAGACGGTTAATAGCTTCAATAACTGCAGTCACATTTAGAACAACAACATTATCATATTCTTTATTTGCTCTACCTCTAATAGCATTTACAGGAACTTGACTTAATAATTTATCATCACATCCTGTGATTGCAGTTAAAGTAATGGTATCTGTTTCAAATGCTACTTTAGTTTGAATAATTGTCTCACTAATTGGATCATAACCTAAAGTAAATCTAACTAATGTATTTTTAAATAATTTGAATAGATTGACTAATCTACTATTTAACAATAATGCAAATGGCTTTTCTAATTCAAATGAATTTACACAAGCTCCTGTAGTAAATGTAATACAACCTTGGTTATCAATGTAGAACATCTTTTGTACAGGTTTAGCTACTGACCCAATTGCTAATTGTTTACTGTTATAAGTTACAATACTATCTAAAATTGAACTTGGAATATTCATTTCTAATGTTTTATTTTCGATAGTAATAACTGGAATTTCCATTACTTTATCATTCTCAGTAATGATAGGTAGTTTGTAATTACCATTAGCTTTAATGTGTAATGTTGTTCCTTGAATAGTTAATTCAATTGTCTCTGATGTGATTGCGCCAATTAATTTTAAAAATAAGTTAGCATTTACTGCTGCATGGAAATTCTCTTCATGTTCTAGTTCAAAACGAACTGAAGCATAATATTCTTTATTTGTTGTAGATAATGTTAATACTCTACCTATGGTTTTTAATTCTAATGTTTCAGTTAAATTAGATAATTCACTTCCATCAACAGCATTTAAGATAATGTTACAGATGTTCTTAAATTCTTTCGTGTTTAATAACATATTTATTTTATATCCTTTCTCTTTTCTTTCTTTGCTTATAAGTTAATTTCTTATAGTTAATCCCAAAGTGATTCTTTAAATTCATCTGTTCCTTCATATACAAAATTTGAGCTCCAATCATGTAGAGAGAATAGATTAAATAAAGCTCTATATTGTCCTTTTGGGTCATTATAAACAAGATCATTTAATGTTAACCCATGTCCAATACGTTTACATTCATTTTCTACTGCTTCTCTAACAGCTAATGGTTGATTTAATATATGTTCAGGACTATCTAAATGTCTATCACTTACATAAACAGATTTAACTTTTCCATTTATTACAAGCATAATATTTCCAAATGATGCACTTCTTACCCATGAGGTTGAATCTGAACTACAACTTGGATATTGTTCCATCATTGAAATTGTTGTCATTCCAAAATTATGTGTTAATACATGTGGATTAGAGCTTTTTCTAATAATTCCCCAAACTGTCTCATACCATTTCATCTTTTCATTTACATGAACATCGTTTCTTGGAGATATCCCGATATATGGAATGTAATCACCATCTGGAAATCTAAATTCAAGCATTCTTTTTAAATGTTTAAAATCTTCTCCTTGATGGAAAATCGGAATAATTTTTTTAGGCCAAGAAACTCTTTTAATCATATATAAATAATTGTTCCAAGATTCTTCTGGTGCTGATAGTATTTCTTCTTCTGTTGGATCGACACCATATGAACCTGGGATTTTATCTGCTTCTGCCGCCCAGAAACAAACATCTAGAATCTTATGTTTTTCAAGAAATATTATATATTCATCCATGTCAAACAGTTTACCTTTTGACCATGCTGAATAAGCACCGCTATCAACTACTAAATCCCAATTACTTTCTGGGTGTTCATGTAGATATTTTACAGATTCTAGTAACTCTTTTGTTTCAGCATTCCAAGCAAATAGCCCTGGGTAATTTAACTCTCGTTTAACATCACCAGCACTTAATATAGAACCATCAGGCATTACAACATTTCGTGGTCCACCACCAGCTGCAATTAAGCGATATGGTGTCAATTTTATATCTTTAAATGGATTTGTCCAATTTTGTTGTTCTGGTTTTAACTCTGGTAGCATCCTATGCTTACGCCTCCTTCTGTTATCACATTATACAATATTTTGCTATTACCTTGATATATTTTCATAAAATATCTAATGAATCAATGAAATCTAAATCGCCTCCAGAAAAAAGATAAATACCTTTTAAATCTTTCTTCGCCAATGCTTCAACCAACCCTTTTTCAAATGCTTTTGGTTTAATCGTTCTTTTATTTGCTTGAGCTAGAACACAATTTCTCATATTTAAGTTTAAAACCTTGGCTTTTTTCTTTTGAAATACCATTATGTGTTCTGTGCAATTTCTAAATGTGTTGCCAAGACCCCAGAATAAATTATCTTTACTTGTTAGTTTAACCCAGGTAAATAATGTTTTGTATTTGAATTCGGTTCCTGCCGCTGCTTCAATAGCATTTGGAATAAAGCTGTTAGTTACCCATAAAAAGATATAATCAACTTTTAATTGTTCAAATAATAATTTTAAATCATTATTATCCCATAAAGCATATGTTAACTGATTATACATAACAGCATTTGGTTTACTGTCATAATTCCAAGGTGGGTCGATAATAGCGTAATTATAATCACCTTGATTTTTTAAATATTCTTTAAAATCTTGTTTGTAATACATCACCACAACTCTTCCTTCGTTGTTTTCTTATTTTTATTTTCCACAATATACCAACCAAGGTCTCTTTTGCCTTCTCGATGTTCATACATATCATGAGGTTCAGGTTTTCCTTGATTAGCATCTACTTGTTTACCTATATGTCTCCAGAAATCTTCAGCTGATGTTCCTCTAACACATTTCGCAAAAATATCTCTATCATATTTCTCCATTAAATAATTTAATAATTTTCTGCTCAAACCTTGACCTCTAGCTCGTTCATCTACATATATATCATAGATAACAATCATATCTTTCTTTTTTGAAACATTAAATCTACAGAAATCATACTTACCACTAATTGTTATAAAATGATGTTTTCTCATAGCAGGCTTTAACGACCGTGGATCAGCAGGGCCTAATAATGAATCTTTTCCCATTACCTTATTCTCGGTTTCCCATAAATCAATAATCCACGCATAATCACAATTAGCTCTATGAGGACATTCTTTACATTTATATTTCTTTTCTTCGCAGTCTTCTCTTCCGACAGGAATAATACATGTTCTTGCCTGTATGTTTTCACTCATAAACTAATAAATCTCCTTTAATATAATATACAATTTTCTATATGCTTATATGATGATTTTTATGATTTCTATATTCTTTTATTATGTAAAAAATATTAATCAGTATAATCAATCCATTCATGAAAGCTGTTGCTAATGCAGGTAAAAGAAATCCATATATAACAAAAATTATACTACCTAAAGTATTAAAAATTCGCATAAACATAGTCCCTTTATATGAAGTTGTTTTTGCCAACATTGATGTTAATATTAATAATGATGCTAAAATACCCATCATTTCTACAAACTGTTGTTTCATTATGACCGCACCTCCTTGTCTAGTATATCATACAATTTAATATTGAAGTTTAAATATAAAAATCTAATGAATCTCATTAATTTATCTTTAACCTAATATTTTATATAAGTAAGAAAAATACTTCGAGAGAGCTTGTTTCTCGAAGTATATTCTTTATTTATTCATAACCAGGCCATTTAAACGTGCTGTTAAGATCTCGTTCCCCATTATCGATAACTAAGTCTTGACCTGTGCATGATTTGTTAATTACGGTAAACATCCAAACCCATTCTGCTATTTCTTCTGCAGTAGCCCATTTCTTAAGCGGTGTTACTTTCATAATATCTTTCCATAATGTCTCATCTTCTATTACAGGTTTATTTAAATCTGTTAATACACCACCGCATGATATACTATTGCAAGTAGCTCCATATTTAGCTACTTTTACAGCAGTATTCTTCATTAAACCTAACATACCAGCTTTACTTGCTACATATTCAGTAAATTCAAATCCAGTGTGAGCTGATACAGAAGCATTGAATAATATAGATTTAATTGAGCTCTGTAATCCATATTTTTCAACAGTATATATAGCTGAATATAAGTTATTTTTTATATCATCTTTTGAATTTTGTAATCCTGCATTAATAAATAAAATATTTACACCATCAATGTCTGGTAATTGATCTTTTTCAGACACATCGCAGACATAATGTTCATAATTTTTATCTTGTATTAAGCTTGGTAACAAATCTAAGCCTATAACTTTATAACCTCTATCTAAGAATAATTTTGCTGTTGCTAAACCAATACCATTACTACTTCCAGTAATTAGAATTTTCATCATATGCTTTTTTATTTACTGTTTTTTTAGTAATAGCTAGATAACCAATAGGTGCAAAAGCTAATTCCATAATAAGTTCTGCAACAGCACCAACTAGAGCTCCCATAAATATAGTTAACTGAGCTTGACCATTACTTAACATAGCTCCTGGTGAAGTTTGATAGAACCATGCAAATAAGAAGTTATATGCAATAAATTGGAATACAATATTATCGGTTAATTGTGACAAGAATGTTGAGCTATAAGCCCTAACAAAATAAACGAAGAATCCTTTTATTGTTCTATTACCACTTTCACCTTTGAACGTTTTACTTTTTTCCATCCATCTTCCAAGAGTAACATTTGATACAACATCAACAGCACTGGCTACTATAAATGCAAATAAACTGACTAATACAACTAGAATGCTATTTCCAATAATATTATTTAATGCTTCAGAAGCTTCAATTCCAAGCATCCAACCAGATGATGCTGTTTCAGGAATTTGTGCGATACCAAACATTAATAAGGACATGAACAATGCAACACTTACATCAAAGATTGTAACTGCGAATGAAGCTTTTCCGCCATATCTTTGTGTCACAATATCCATAACTAAGAACATTACCCAAGAAACTAAAAATCCACAATCTAGTGCTAAATATCCAGATGAAAATAAACCCTTATTTGCTAAGATATTCATCAAGACTACAGTAACAGCTGATAATGCTACTAACCAAGATGGAACTTTTTTAAAATCTGCAATACTTTCTTTGATAAAACTTTTAATCTTTTTCATTTGTTTCTCCTTTTAAGTTTTAATTTATAGAGCGCAGGATATTCAGACGTGAACTGCGCTTTATGTGTTGTTTCACATGTATAACCAAATACATATCGAGCTCTAAATATGTATTTAATTATACAATAAATATCGATAATAATATACAATATAAGAATAAAGAAATGCTAGAACCAAACAAGATTCTAGCATTTATTGTACTATTGTTTTGTCTGGTTTTTATTATACAGAGGTTCTCCATTAAGACTCTGTTTACTTATAGTTAGCTTTTATTTATAATATATCAGCAAACTATTCTTCAATAATATAGTCATAACCAAATGCTATAGTATTTAGCATTTCTTTTTTAGTTCTACACAAACGGTCGCGATTTACTCCAACTACTGCAAAAGTACCATCTTCAAACTCAATACCCACTTGTCCACTAGGCATTTCAGTAATAATAGAATCTGATGCTACATCATAGATAAATGCTGCTTTACGACCATCATAACAATCATAATCACCTGGTTCTGAATCAATAAGTTGAATATATTCATCTATAGGATATTTTTTAATTTTTAATAGTTCTTCGTCATTGTTTTTTAGTAAATTATCGTCTAAATTTTCATTTTGTTTTGATTTTAATTCTACCATTCAAAGCTTTAAACGCTTCCTCAAGTGTTAAACCTTTTTCACAAATTTAAGGTCTCCTTTATATTTTTTTATAAGATCATTTACATAATTATCTTATAAATAACCTCTATGTAGTAGCTAAATATTATCTATTGAATACATAGCTACTTGCTTAGATTGAATATCATTACCATCATCAAATACTTCTACAATGCTTACACCAACTATATCTGAAGTGTTAATAGCTTTGATTGACTTTATTTTTTGTTTATTTTTAATAATTGCATTTTTTGCAGCACTAAATGTTGAGTAGTCTGCTTTAACATTGTTAATAAGTTCATCTAAACAAATGGCATCTCCATCACTTAAATTTACATAAATCACGTAATAAATTTGTTTCATACTTTTTCCTTTACCATTCAAAGCTTTATTTTTCTTTTCCCAAGTTATTTTACCATAACCTAACTCATCTTTAACAGCATTTTCAAAATCTGCTTGTGTTTTAATGTTTTTAAATTTGAAAGTATCTTCTGGGTCATAGTATTTCTGTATTAAAGTATTTGTTGTTGGATCATATAAAAAATCACAACTTTCATGATTTCCAAAATATGCTGTATAAACTTCACCTCTTGCTAAGTTTGCAAGTCTTGGAAAATCACCAAACTTTTCTTTCAACCTTCTTCTACTTTCAGTAAATTTAATTCTACCATTTAAAGCTTTAAACGCTTCCTCAAGTGTTAAACCTTTTCTCATAGATTTAAAATCTCCTTTATATTTCTTTATAAAATCATATAATTTAGCATACATAAATTTTAATTTTCAGTTAAAGATACATATGATGTATCAACATTTTCAGGAACAGATGGTAACATTTTTCCTACTAATTCATATAGCTGACTTCTAGTTGATTCTTTACGTATAGAACATAAGTATTCAAATGCTTCCATAGGGTCCATACCAGGTTTTCCTTTGTCTGGATCACCAGTGATTAATTTTTTAAATTCAGAGCGAACTAATACAGCAAATTCATCAAGATACCAAACATTAGTTATATATGGGTCACAACTCATTGGAACATTATAAACATATTTTTTAGCTGAATTTATCATAACTTCTACAAGTCTATTAGCTGCTTCTTTCATATATCGAGCAGGTGCTTCTATTAAGATTTCATCATGAACGGTATTTATTAGATAAGCTCCCATATCTCTTAATTTTTGGTCATAGAAAATATCGAGTAAAGCAGTTTTTGTTAGTGAAGCAGCACCTCCCTGTACTCGACTATTTACAGCTTGTCGCTCTGCTTGAGCAATAAATCCAGTATTATTGTGAATTATAATACCTTCTTTTAGAGCTTCTTCCTTAATCTTATTATAATCTCTATAATATTTAATGTTAGCACATTTTTCTTGATATTTTTTTATAAGCTTATTAGAAGCTTCATCAATTTTATCATCACATTCTAATAACGGATTAAATAAAATACCAGTTTTACTCTTATCTTCAAAATCTATACTATACTGTGGTAGCATGATATCAGGCAAACGTCTACGTCTACCAGCAACATCTTCAACATAACCATATTTATGAGCATTTGAAATACTTTCATCAATCCATTTCTTTACAGCAGGGAAAGCATTAAAGAACTTATCGATAATTTCTTGAGCTTCTTCTTTAGATTTACCAATTTGTTCAGCAATAGATGCTGAACCTCTTCCGTAAAGTAAGCCGAGCAAGATACTTTTCGCGAAATTACGTCTTTCTTTACCAGCTTTATTTTGATGTGTTTTATGACCACATATTACTTTTTGCCCTTCATGTATTATTTCAGTTCCTTCAGGATAAAATTCAAGACAGTCTTCATATGGCTTATCAAAAGACATTGATGCGATAACTGCATATAAGTCTTTACCTTCTTCATATGCTTTTATCATATTTTTATCTTGAGCATAAAATGCCGTTAAGCGCGGTTCTTGCCCAGTTCTCAGGAATAGTCGCTTCCGATTATCTTATAAACGGTCCTTATTTTTAGCGACTTATTCATAACACATCACCTCCTTTTTCTATACGCAGTAGCATATATGTATATATAAAATATTAGTTTTATCTCTAAACAATATACAATTAATCAATAGTATATATTATCTAATTGTTATCTTTTGATGATTTTCTTACTTTATATTTTTTAGTAATTTAATAAGCTCTGATTGAGATATGATTTTCTGTAATATAATAATTAATAAAATCTTCCTTAGTAATATTATTCAGATGAGCAGCTCGTGTTTTAGTGTATATTTCTGTTTTATTTATTTTATAATCTTTTAAAAACTTGAGCTAAAATGTCGCGGGTTGTTTTAAAATGATGAACAGTATCTGCGAAAGAATGATTCTCTAAAATATAATAATTATATAATACTTCTTTATCTATAACATTATGTTTCATCAATAAAATTTCCTAATCTAAATTACTAGTTGATATTTATTATTTGATATTTTTCTTATGTCGGTTATCTTAGTTGGTTGATCATCTATAATAATCATATCACCGATAGATAATAAATCAGGGTATTTCCATCCATCTATTGTATCAACTTCTTGATAATCAAATACTTCAAAAATATCATTACTTGTATCTATATAATTTATCTTAGTGGAAGCTTTAAATAACATTCTTACCTCCTTATTGTGCGCGGGAATATTTTGGAAGTTAATTGGATCACTTGAACTTAATCTACCAGTAGCAGCACCATATTGATTGAAATGGGTTCTAACTCGACCATCAGGCCATCTCTTAGCTAATTCTGGAATAACATCAATATAAGTGCTAATTAATTTTACCAAACCTCTTCTTTCAATAATCAAGTCACAAATAGGAGAATTTATTTCTTTAGAAATAGCTTTTAAAGCTTCTTCTCCTGTAGCTCTAGGTGACTTCTTATCTACAACTGGGGCTTTCAATATATCATAGAATAAAATAGCTAATTGTGTTGGTGAACTTAAATTTATTGGATCTGTTAATTGCTCTGATTTTGATTTTTGTTCTGAAGGACGTAATCCTAAATTTTTAGCTTCTTCATCAGATAATGGCTTCATTGTTTTAGTATTATACCAATATGATTGTCCAGGACCATTACCTGAATTATATTTATATTGAATTTTATCTATTGTTTTTGTTCTATATACAAGAGATCGTTTATTAGCTTCTGGTGTTAATCTCCAGCTATCAATTACTGGTTTAAGTTTTAGTAATTCATCTTCAATCTTTTTATCTAATTCTGCTAATTGTTCATTATATTTTGCAGATAATAATTTTCCATATTCTTGATCTACTTCCATACCAGCCATCTCCATCTCAGCTATAACTGTGACAAGTGGCATTTCTAATTCTCTAGCTAGTTTTAATACATTTGATAATTCTGGATCTTTAAACTTAGCTAGCTGGATTTGTGCTAATTTATCTGTCATCATTGAGTCAGTAGCTGCATAAAGTGCGAACACTTTAGGATCTACATCTGCATATTCAATTCCCTCAAATAGTTTATCAATACTATACTTTTCTTGCTCAGGATCTATCTGTTGTATATATAAATCTTTTAGATTGTAAGTATATTTATTTTCATCTAAAAGTTTTTCACCGATTAATGTATCCCAATCAATTCTTATAGATATTCCACAAGTACATTTAAGAACAGAATAATCAAATTTTCCATTATGTGTTTCACCAAATACTTTAGCTTCGATTAATTTATTAAGACCTTCTGCTATATCTTCTTCTGTTAGTTGCCATGATAACCTTTCTTTTGTATCTGGATCTCTGTGGTTTACTGGAATATATGCTTGTTTTTCTCCAGGTGTATATAAACATAAACCCATTAATTTACAAGTAATTGGATCTAAACTATTGTTTGTTTCTGTATCTATAGCTACTCGACCTTTTCTTATACATTTTTCAATATATTGGTTGAATTCTTCTTTATTAGTTATACAGAGAACATTATCTTTTTGTTTACCTAAAATATTATATACTTCTTCTGTTATTAAAGCTAATTTTTCTCTTAATGAAATAGATTTGCTTTTTACTTGTTTTTCAACAGAAGTTTTAATAGTTTTAGGTTTTGATATTTTTTCGGTGATTTTCTTTACTTTCTCTTTTTCTTCAGGAATAGAGAACTCTTCACCCCATAGATTATTTATATCCATAGGTTAGATACCTCCTTTTGCTTTAATATACAATATTCTCTAATAAAAAAAGCAGTAAAACTGCTTTCTACTTTAATGAATTATATTTAATATTTATAGCTCTTAAAATTGATATCTTGTTGTAGGTCTACGTGGTTCTGTAGTTGTATGTTGTTCTGCTGAAGGCTGTTGAGATGTAGCTGTAGGTGTTTGATTATAAACTGGTTGTTGTGGAACAGTATTGTTAACTGGTGGGACATAAGTATTTGCTGGTGTTGGATTATAAGCTGCTGTTTGAGTCATTGCTGGTGTAACAGCAGGCTGAGGTGCAACTGTTTGCATTGCAGGTTTTTGTGTTGAACCTGGATTCAATGCTTCATTATACTGATCAATACTTTTAGATAGAATCCTAGCAGGATCTACTTTAACTAATTCTGTAAAATCTGCCTTATAAATTGCTGGATTATACACAGTGTTATTCATAACAATACTAATCGTATAACGAGTTGCTGTTCCAATACCGTTTCTTTTGATTTTAAATAAGTAATTAGAGATATCACCATATTCAGCTATTAAGTTTTTAATATCAATATCTGCAAAAGCTGCTGGTCTATCCCATACTGCATTAAGAGCTTTCACTTCACCACTTGTTTCATCTACAACATATAAAAGTAACTTAGCAAAGAATCTGATATCAAGTTTAACTCCTTGAGCACAGAATGGACAACTTTCATCACCAGAACATCTTACTCTAGATGGATATCTTTTACCTGGGAATGTAACGGTATGAGTTGTTTCAAACATTAAATCGTCCATTGAGTGATAAGGGAATCTCACTACAACGACATCACCATCATTTTTTAGATAATTGGTTAAAAAATGAACTTCTGGTCCTAGGCTGCTGTTTGGATTTGCGCTTTTTCTTGCTTCTTGTTGAGCTGCATAAGCGTCGTAAGTATAACGTGCCATAATTTTTAATCTTCTCCTTTTTATATAATGTTGATGTATTATTCTTTTCTTTTAATAATACATATTAAATATACAATTAAAATCTTTTAATTCTATATTTTGCTAAAACTTATTTTCTGATTCAATGATACAATCCCAAAATTCATCTTCGCTTAATTCATTAATATCTTTTTTACCAGTTTTAGTAATATCAACATCAACTATCAGAATATCTTTTCTTAATTTATCTAAAAGGTTCTGTTTAAAACGTTTCCCCCAATAATCATTATCAAAGAATAAGTATAAAATTCTTATACTAGATTTATTTAAAAGTTCTATTTGATGTTCAGAAATAGCTCCCATTGTAGCTATAGCTGGAAAACCATAAACACAAGCTGTTAAAGCATCTATTTGTGCTTCTGTTATGATTACTTTATCAATATTATGTTCTTTAATATAGTTATAAAGGTATAATGGTTTTTGCTTATTTTTATCGATAATAAATCTTTTACTTTCAACACTTCTTCTTGTTAACATTACCAACTTATTGTTTTCATCATACACTGGAAATACAATACATTTTGTTTTAGGATCATATTTAATTTTAAATAATTCAATAATTCTCTTAGATAGTTTTCTCTGAATCATGTATGGATGAAAACTTTCAAAAGTATCTAATATAGACTCATCTAATATCTGTTTTGTTGGTTTTGCTTTAATATTTATTTCAGGTAAATCTAATAATTCTGTCTCAATAATTCCATCAGAATAATTCTCTATTAACCATTTTTCTGCCCATTCATCGGTCTTGTCAAAAGCTAAAGCTACGAAATGGACAAAGGAACATGCAAGCTGACATGTGAAACAAGAATATGTTCCATATTTAACTCTATCAGTAGAATTACCTATATAGATATCTGCAGAAGGTCTATTTTCATGTCCTCCTTTGTGGTTAGGATTAACACAAGAAACCCGTATATCTTTACCCCTAGGTTTTATAACAGCTAATTTTCCATTAATGATGGATCCTTTTATATCTTTAACTATATTAAGCAAAGGAGTAGATATTTTTGTATTACGAACTTTTAAATATTCCATATTGTTTAGAACACATCCTCTTCTGAATATTTAATATTATTTGAATCATACATTTCTTGCATATCAGTATCTGAAGAGTTAACTAATGCATCATTTTCTCCTGGTAAATATTCAAAGAATCCTCTGTTTAAGTCTACTCGGTAAGTTAATACTTGACCAGAACCAGATTGTCTTGATTTAACTAAATGTAATTTCATTAAATCGTCTTTTCTTTCTAAGAAAATGATAATTGAGCTATCTTGTGCAATTTTATCTGAACGAGCTATCTGAGTTGTATCAAAAGTTCCTGATTCTGTTTTTTCTCTATTTTGTTGTGATACACATATAATAGGTATACGTTTGATAGATTGCAGCATTTTTATATCTGTAGATATATTAGATGCAATAGCCACATCAGTTTTTCCATTCCGCTCATCTTCTAATAATGAATGTTGGTCAACAAATAAAATATCTAAATTATACTTTTCAACAAAAGCTCTTAACGCGGATACAGTTGCTCTTCCTTTAATTTGTTTTGGTGTTAATACAAACAAGTTTCCTTTACATTCAGTAGTTAATTTTTCTAAGAATTTTCGATACTCTTCCTTAACTGAACTACCACCATGAACTAGAGCTCCATTACTAATATGACCAATTAAAGTATCTATACGATAACCTACAGCATCTTCACTCATTTCACCAGAATAAAGACCAACTCTTTTTCCAGCTAAAGCTGCAGCTGCTGCACATTTATCTAATATCCAAGATTTACCTACACCATTACGAGCTACAATAGTAGCGACATCTTCATTAATATCCCAACCACCAAATATAGCATCTAACTCTTTAAATCCGGTAGTTATAAAATATTTATCTAAATTATTTATCTTATCTTCATATGTCAAGAAACGGCTAGTATCATGCATTAAATCTATAGCATTCAAACTAATAAATTCAGTAGATTCTTCTGCTGCTTGTTTCAATACAGCTAAAGCCTCTTCTACCTTTCCATCTAAAATAAGTTCTCTTGCTTTATTATAATTACTAGCTAAAAATCTTTTATTTTTATCTCTCATTAATTCTGTTAAGAGATAATCTACTGATTCATTAACGTTTATTAATTGGAAATCTGGAAATACATTTAAAAAAGTCTCTGGATCTGGTATATTTCCATATGTATTTAAATGTGATTTAATAAAATTATATTCACTAATATAATCAGAAAAATAATCTGCTGTTAGACCATTTAATGTGATTATTGATGCATCTTTAGATGTAATAAGATAACTTATTACTTGTGCTTGTATCATAATTATTTACCTTCCATATCTAATATTTCTAATTGAATAAAGATATCTTTTACAAAATTCAATGAGTCATTAGAATTTTGAATTCTTTTAAGCATTAAATATCGCCTCCTAAAGCGAGACCTCGTTTATCTCCACCAAAAAATTCTATATTAATACTTGAATTGCAGATTCTACTAGCTAATCTATCACCTAAAGCTTCATGAAGTTCAGTATCGTTTAGATTAGAAGTAAATATGTTTGCTTTTCCATTTGATATTCTTGAATCAATAATACTTAATAGATTTTCAGCTTCATAAACAGTAGCACTTTTTGTACCTATATCATCCCATATAACTAAATCACAATCATATACATTTTCTTTTATATGCTCTATATAATTGGATTTATTTGAAATATTATCTTTCAATTTCAATAAAAACATAGGTACATTTATAAACAGAGCTCTACATCTTAAATCTGTTTTTAACCATATTCTGTTAAAATATGTCTGTAATAATCTTAATGACCAAGAACTTTTACCGTTCCCAGTTTGCTTTGAATGGATATATAGTTGCATACCATTATTCACGTGATTAACTATATCATCTTGAATACTTTTCAATCTGATAAATTGTTCTAAATCTGTTCCATCTGCATCTGTTCTTAATGGCATATATTTACGTAAATTTATTGGAACATTAGCTTCGTTATATAGATAATCTAATTTAAAAAGTATTAAACAACCTTTTTCATCGTTACAATGAAGCTGTTTACAATTACTTCTTAACCAGCAATCTTTCGCATCTATCATCTATTGACTATCCTCTCTCATTAATTCATTTCTTATATAATTATACAATTCATTAATATCATTATTGTTATCTCTTATGTGCATTAACATTTTTCCTAGGATATTTTTACCTTCACCTTTATATATTCCCCAATAAGTATCTCCCCAGTAATTATCATGAATAATATCTTCTTTAATAGCTTTCAATTTAGAAAATAAAAATTTATTACTAAATTTTGCATGTAAAGCATTAGCCATAGCGAAAAGTTTATAATTATCCCAATCAGGAACTGTTATTATTAATCTATCATCCATTCGTTTAGCTTCTAAACCTTTTACTTGAGAAAACCTATCAGCTATAGCTGGATTTTTTTGTGCTTGGTAAGCAGCTTCTACATTTAAAAATTTACACTCTTTCCCATCTATTATTAATGTAATTGGTACAGGATAAAAAGTACTTAAGAAAAAATATTCATCTTTAAATAACATAATACCACCTCTTACATTATAATATACAATAATATCAATCTATACAATTAAAAACTTATAAATAAAAAAATAACATATCAGGATATGAAAGGATAAGTTACCTGATATGTTATTCAATAAAATTTAGCAAGCAATAGCTTTTAATTATCTTTACGTTCCTTTGCTTTATCTATTGCTACTCTATGGATATTCTTAATGTTTTTTAGTACACCGCTTTTCATGATTTCCTTCAAACTAACTGGGTAATATCCTACCCAATCTGCGCAAACATTTAATTTGGTAAGTTTATATGTTTTTATTGTATTTAAATAATTTGTAGACATATCATTTATAGACATATCTGCATCATAATCTTTTAATACATATTTTTTGAAATCATTACCATTATGATCATGCCCATGAATATTAAATGCATATATAAAATCGACAGGCTCATGTGATAAGACTATATTATCTCTAATCATTAAAGCACCATCATATACTTCATCAAATAAATGATTATCGTCAAATTCATTTGATACCGGAAAAACTATATCAAAACATTCTGGACACCAAGCTGCTTCACAGCCAAAGAAGTCTAAAGATGAAAAATCGTATACAACTTGTTTTCTGCATTTAGGACAGATATTATAGTTACGTTTTACTAGAGTAATTTTTCTGATATAATTACTAGTACCTTTATCATGGTTACCAAGAATTAGAACCTTATAACCAGCTTTCAATTTACTCACATACTTAATATCACCAACATCACCTAAGAGAACTAACGTATCTGATTTGCCTGCTTTCTTATTAATCATTTTAACCAATGTATCAGAAGATAAATTTCTTACAGATTCGATTTCTTTATCATTAAAATGGGTATCAGCTATAAACCAGATATTTCCTTTCCAGCTGTTAAAACATGGATATAATAAGTTATTCACCATAATGTTTGATTACCTCTTTATCTGTTTATATTATTCTCATTATCGATTTAATTCGAAAATTATTTCTTCATAATATACAATAAAAACAGCTGCAAATATTCACAGCTGTTTTTTTACCTCAGCTTATATATTTAAATATTACTTAATAATATTACCATCTCCATAATTTAGATAGAAGACGTTTAAATTCAATATAATCATCAAATGGATCATATCTCTTTGTATAATATGAATATGTTCTAGTCACTTTACCATTTTTTGATCTGTAAGTGTAATGGAATCCTTCACCTGGGTGATCTTCAAGCCATTTATTTATTTTTTCATTAGCATCTCTTTCTAATACAGCTAATTCTTTTTCAGCTTCTGCTACTTTATCTTTGTATTCATTATATGCTTGTTCAATAGCTGCATCACATTTTACTTTACCTTCTTCATAAGCATCAATTGCGGCATTTACAATTGCAGCTGCATTTCTCTTCGCTA